TAATTTTCTTCCTTCTGATACTTCACCTTTTTCTAAGGCTTTTAACCATTTAGAAACAGCTGTAGCTTTACCAGTTACAGCAAGGAAATAGTTTCCCATTTGTTTCTCGCTATCTGTTTCTAATTTAAATCTTTTAGCCAATCTTTCTGCATTTTTAAACGATTTAGGATTATCAAAGACGAATCGTTGAGTCATTTCCCTTAATTCTTTAAATTGTTTCATCTTCTTTTTTTCTCCTTACCTAATAAAGCAGCAATCTTCATAAGTGTTTCTTTATCTTTGTCAGAAATTTTATCTAGCTTTTTTTGCTTGTTAATTTTTTCAAGTGACTTAGCCCAATTTGCATCAGATTCTTCAACACCTTTATTTCTTAATTCTTCAAATTTTTTCATTTTATCCCCTAACTTTAGCAGCAAGGTCTTTATCAGCCCCGCCCCATGTTCCTTTTGATTTTGTTGCAAATGAATTAACTCGTGCTAATCCCCATTGAGTTGGATTTGTTCCTGGTCTATGGCTTGATTTCCAAGCTGCATATCCTCTATCAAATACTTTTTTTAATATACCATAAGGCATACCTGTTTTATCGGCCTTTTTCATAAGTGCCGCCTTTGCATCGGCTTCTTCTAATGATTGTGAGAAGCTTTTCATTTCACCAAACTTCTTTTTAAAATCTTTTGTGTGATCACTTTCTGGAGCATTTGGTCTTGGCTTATTGTGTGCTGCTTTTTCTTTTGCATTCATATCAGAATATTTCTTCTCTTCTAAATGCTCAACATCATCAAGCCAAACTCTTTTCTTCCAATCTCCAAACTCGACTACTAAAAAGTTAGTGCCACATCTTTGTATAACACCAACTTGATTTGTTTCTTTAAGAACAACTTCGTCACCCTGTTTAAATAGATTGCCTTCAACAAACTTTTCTCTTTTCTCAGAGACCTTTTCTAATTCAACATGCTTACGTACTGATTCTTTTTTAAGACCCATGCCTTTACGTAATGCATAATATAATGTTTGTATACCATCTCCTGGTATTTCTAAAGAGTTATCAGCAAATCCTTGTAAATCACCAGCTGCAACAAAGGCTCTTAGTTTAGATGCTGACATACCTGAGACACCTTCTGCATCGGGATCACGTTCTCCAGCCGAAATAACTTTGATTCCATCTTCGAAATTATAAAAACCATGACGAGCTTTTTGACCGTTATACTTATTTAACAGTGTGTCAAATTCTTTAACTCTATCACTACCAGCAACCATAGAAACTTTAGTATATCCTTGATCATACAATTTTACTGCAATATCAATTACTGTTCTAACATCGGCATCTGCCATAATATTTCGAGCATGTTTAGGAAACATTTTACGCATAAACTTAATTTTTTCTTTAAACGTAAGAGGATTCTTTTTAGGATCTTGTGACTTAGACGCGTATATACGATATGAACCGCCTGAAACTTTTTTAAGTTTTTCAAAAAGCTTTTCATGGCCGGTTGTAGGAGGATTAAATCTACCAAAGACAAAGGTCATTTCGCCTTTTGCTTCAGTCAAATAATCGCTAAAACTTTTAAACTGCATTATTTCTCACCTTTACTTTTTAATTTTGCTCTATCCTTCTTTTTAATTCCAGGAAGAAGTTTTTTGGCTATTTTTGCGATTGCGCCTTTTTTGTTGGCTAGCTTCTTTTCTATACCTGCTCGAGCAGAAAATGATAGATCACTTTTCTTTTTATTTTTTAGTATTTTTTTAATAAGTAATTCTCTAGCCGCTTTAGTTGCTTTGGCTTTGAGTTTTTCTGGGGATGCTAACTTCTTGGCTGCTTTCTTTTTGCCAAGTGCGATTTTAGCTTTGTTTTTTCGAAATGCAGCTTTCATCTTCATGCGATGTTGAAGTGACATTGCTTCTGAAAAGTCTACGCTTTCTTCAGATATGTCTGCATTGTGTTCTTTGAACGATTTCATCTTATCCTCGGTTCCCATTTAGTTAGGATTATCCCAACCTTTAATTATATCTTTGCTAAAGTTGTTAGTAGAAAATTCCAATCTATCAACAAGCTTAACAGCTCCACCTTCCATACGATCTATAGCAACAAAACCTTCGGGGTTGGTTACTTTAAATCCGGACTTAGTCTTTACAAACGTACTAATTTTATTTAGTTTGTTTAGTTTATTTATAATAATTAATTTGCTATCTGTTACTAAATTGTGTAAATCAAACACATTTTGTAGGTTTTTTATATTAGATTTGTCAAAAAATGCGAGTAATTGATCTCTTTTAGCTATCTGAACATCTTTACCCTTTTGACTGCTTCTCTTGTCAATTTCTTTTTGATACCGTGCATTTACCCACATTACTAAACCTGTTGCGTGTTTCTTAGTATCAGTAATGCGTTGTCCGTCCCTTACTTTACTATTGTTATAAACATTAATCATAAGATTTAGTTCTTTATTAGATTCTATTTCTTTAAGAGTTGAAGCTGATATTTTTCGAAATAGTTTACCAGCATCAGAAAGCTTTTTATTTAGTGCATCTGTTTCTGACTTGGTTAGTGTTGCGGTTCCTGATAGATCATCTAATGTTGCATCTTGCATCCATACATCTTTAGAAGATCTAAGTTTGGTGACAATTTCCTTTCCAAACTCGGCTCTCATCGTTTCGAATGTTGCTCCAGAATACGTTGTATGCCAAACAATTCCGATCTTAGCTGATCCAATCGTCTTAGCGAGAGCACTACCAGTAGGTACTGCGTAAGCGATAGTGTTAGGATGAAACACAATATGACTAACTCCATTTATATTCTCCTTTTTAAGGTCGGACTTATCAAACATAAAGTCGCCTTGTATAACACCTTTAATTCCTAAAGGCTTAAGATAATCATATGCCATTTTTAATTTTTTAGATAGATCTCCACTTGTATCAGCATCTATATCTGCGTGTGATTTATATACTTTTGGGTCGGCATTAAATATGCCCTTTTTTGCTACGAAGAATTGACCATCACGTGGATCTTCTCCTGCAAATACGGCGGGGGCACCGTCCCACTTTACGGTTACGTCTACTGCAGCTTTCGTATTACCGGATAACATATCTCGCAACGACCTGAGTGCGATGATAGCTTGGCGCGCCCCCTTAACTCCGCCGTCAATGATAAGATCCTCAATATGAATCATATGAGTATTTTTTCCTGCGGCTTCTGATAATTGATTTTTAAATGATTTCATTTTAAGTACTCGTCGTAGTCTTCTGGATCGATACCAGCAAATGATACTGCACCACTTACTGCTCTTTTTTCACCTTCTTTTACACCGAAGGTTACAATAGTTTTTCCGGTAGGCCCTTTAATATTTAAAGTGACTCTTCCTTTTGGATTTTCTAATGTAATATTATCCATATCCAAGTCCGGATGTTTAGCTATAATTTGGCTTTTCTTTTCTGTTGTAATTGCCATTAACATTTTTGTTTCTTTATCGTTAAAACCCATAATGTTTAAAATGTTTGTAGAAAACTCTTTAGTTTTAGAATATGGCTTTAGTACTTCATACACAATAGCAGCAACTCTAGGATTTATCGGCTCTCGTGCAGCCTTTCTTTCTGTTTCAATTTGCTTTTGATCTAGTGCTTCTATTTGAGCGTCGGTCAAACCGCGCAAGCTTTTTAATCTGTTTGTGGCTTTTTCATCGCCGCGTAGGTGTTGCTTATGATCTTGTTTAATTTTATTAAGATCATTTGCTTTTTGGACTAGTTGGTTTAATTCAGAATCTCTTTTATAAACCGAATCAAATTCTTTAGCAGCTTTATCACCAACCAGGTGATCGCACAATCCTCTCGCTGTTGTATTTGCTAAGCCAACTGATTTAGATGAATAGAGTTTTAGTGAATAACCATCAAGAATTTCTTTACCTTCTTTCATAACAGCAACTCTAATATCTGCTTTGAAATCTATTCCGTCTTGAAATGCTAGGTTGTCTAGATAACAACCAATGATAGTTGCCTTTTCTAATACTGCATTTGAGATAAGATAGTTTGCCATATCGGCACTACCCTTTCTAATAATTTTAATTGCAGAACTATAATTTTTTGGATTGAGCGCACGCTTTAATTGTGCATCCCAATCAGAAACTGTTTTATTAATACCACTTCTATATTTTTCGTAATCTTTACTAATTGCAACCTGAGAACCACTATAATCGTATATGAATTTGCAGACTAAAGCTTCGTTGTAATTACCTTTAATTGCTGATAAAGCTCCGGTATTTTCTGCTATAGTAAAACCATTCATAGTGATATCCTCTTTAATCTGTGAAGGTATTGAAATCACAGTAGGTTCAAATAATTCAGCGGCTTTTAGTTTTTTCTTAAATTGTCCTCGAATCTTAGATTTTAACGATGTCCAAACGGCTTTTAATTTTCTAATTAAAGGTTTAGCAATTTTCAATTCGTTAATAAACCGATCTTCACCGGCCTGAATTTCTAATTTTAATGGTAATAGTTGCATAGTATTATAACCCTGTAAAATAAATTATAATACTATTTATACTATTTTGTAACTCGGTGTTTAGGATTATACGACTTATTTGGAAAGACTTCATCATTTTCATCAACATTAATAATGCCGATTACTTCTAACATGTCAATCATGTTCTCTCCGCCTTCTTTTAATCCGATCTTATAAGAAGTCCATCCGACTCCTAAGACACAGATAGTAAAAATGAGATATTCCATTACACATCAACTTGAAAGCATACGCAATCATAGCCTTTATTAATCATATCATCATAAAACAACAATGCTTCATCTTTAATAGCAAAAATATATTCCGCTACTAAATCGTTATGTTCGTCAACTGCTACTACTTTCCAGCTATCCATTATCCATTCCTCATGTATTTAGACGCGGGTTTTAGTTCAATAAACTTCCTACGTGATTTCGAAAACTGTTTCATTGGAGATTTAAACTCAGTGTACTTTTTTGTACCTGTCGATCTAAAACCTACGCAATGCCCATGTTCGTTTAAGATATAGGTATGATTCAGGACTTTATATCCTGCATCATCCCATTGTGTAATTTCTTTTAAAGCCTTATACTGTGTAGACATAGACATCTAACCTTTCTGCGTGTCTTAGTGGAAGAGACTGATCATACGCTCTAGGATGTCTTCCGTCACCAATTGCCGCTGCAGTCCTTGGACCTCTACCTTGACACTTAACTCTGTATCTAGTAGACTTAACAGGTTCGACGTCAGTCCAACCGCTTTGATACCTATAATTATTCATTTTGTCTTTCTGAGCAGCCATCTTGTTTATAGCTTTTACTGTTGACCTAACAGTTTCCAGTTCCAACATATCACCTGCACTTTTAGTATGCGCAGTCATTACATAGCTATCACTTATATTTCTTTTTTTCATAATTTAATTCCTTATCAATTGTTTAATATAGTACTATTATACAGCACTTTTCACTATTTGTACACCTTTTTTGCATAAATAGTATATAGATTCTATACGTATTTTATACGCCGTGAGTCATGTGATCATAAGAATCTTTACATTCTTCTAGCTTATCACCACACGCACATGTTTCTGATTCTTCGATTGAAGGAGCTCCGACGATAGATCTTACATGATCTTCCGAGAGCGTCACTCCAACTAGACTTGCTATTACTTCTTCTAAATTTGGTTCATACATAATTTTCTCCTTAAATTCCAGTCCATCTTACTGTAGCTTTGTTGTAACCTTCGAGAATATTTCCTCTTGCAAAGTTAGTAGCTGGAGCATTATATCCAGCAGCCATTAGCATATCACCAATCTTAAACTTCTCATTAGTTTTGTTATCGATGGCTTTAGGTGATTTTTTGACGATGAAACCGACTACGCTTGAAGCACCGCTTTCTTCTTGTCTCAGCAACTTAATATAGTTTCTTCCTTCTTCGAAGACATACTTATCATTTTTAGTGTGCTCGTACTTAGCATGCAATTGGTTTTGCATGATAGTTAAAAGTTCTTGGGTTTTTTCAATTAGTTCGTTCATATTCGCTTTCCTCATCATTTAATATAGGTATATTATACACCACTTTTATGGCTTTGTACACCTTTTTTTGAAAAAAAGTATACATTTTTTATATCTATTTGTTATATGTAATATGGTAACTATAACTATTATATTACATCATCTAAAGGAAATATTTGATATATCGCTTCTGCGCAAGCTTTAGCAATTTCTTGATGTTCTTTCTGAGTGCCATTTGCCGCTCTCAACTGAATGTAATGAATCCAAGATCTTAGTGTTCCGTTGACATACATACGAGACATCGTTAAACCTTCAGGTAGAATTGCTCTAGCCTGTTCCTTTGCGATTCCAGCAGTAATAGCCCATTCATAAGCGTGTTTACAACGCTCGATAATAACTTCTTGATACGATTCCCATATATGATGGATAGGATCATCTATTGAAAGATCTACTGAATTTTGACGATTCTTATCATCTTGCATTCTAGCTTCTCTAGTCACAAAGCTTAGATCTTTAGTAGGATCAGCATATCGCTGACTAAACTCTTGAAACGAAAAAGATCGATGTCTAAGAATTTGTCTAGCGATATCCCGAGTAGTATCGATTTCCATACAGACACTGGCCATCTCTAAAGGTGACCAGTGCTGGTGTTTAATCAGATACTTGACTAATTTTTCCGCGGTTTCTTCATTATTTTGATTATTTGGATTTGACACACGAGCGCAATATGCGACCATTTGTAACAAATCGTCTTTCAATTCAACGCCAATTGCTGGCTTACTATACGAAACAACACGTACTTTAAACATTTATTAGTCCTCTTTCTTCACCAATGTGTAGATACCATATCCTAAACCGACCCAAGCTAACAACTTAGCTAAGCCTCCAAATAACACCACTGAACCGCAAACTGCGATCAATGCAATACCATCATGTGAAGTTCTTTCAACCAATCTAGCTTTTATCCAATCTAACATATATTTCTCCTATACTTTAAATTCCGCAAACGTGTCTTTATTTTCTCTATCCCCCCACGTTGCGATGGGTTTATCGGGGATGCTCATATCTGACATAATATCAGATTGAGCAGATTCTTCTACATCGTACAATTTCATTCTTGCACGATCGATTCCGACTACAAATCTTTTAAATTTAGTCGGATCATTATATCTGTTTTTGAGTTGCTTTACCATTACCTGATTCAACTCGTCCAATTCTTCAGTCGCTATTAATGCAAACATCAAATCGGCTGTTGCTGGTAAACCGAAAGATTCTGATGTATCTTCAAGACCTACATCTGTATTACTAAAACCTGAACGTGTAGTTTGAGTTGCTGTCATAATTGGCAGATTAAACTCAATTGCTAGACCACGTAACTCTTCAGCAATAGCTTTAATGTAAGTATAACTATTTATACTACCACCCATAGCTTTCATACGAGATGACGAACATATATTTAGGTAGTCTATGTATATAATATCTGGAGCAAACTTCTTTTTAAGCTTTAATTCATTCAATAAAGCTCTAAAGTGACCAGAATGTGCAGCGCCAGTAGGATATTCTTTAATCAACAATTTACCAATTGTGCCCTTTGCAATTTTCTGAATCTTTTCAGAGAATACATCTTTGGGCAATGATTCTAGTTGTTGAATAGGTAGATCCATAAGATTAGCATCAATACGTTCGGCGATTCTTTCTTCGGCCATTTCCATAGTAATGTATAAAACGTTTTTACCTTGTTGTAAAACTGAAGCAGCATTATGACACATGAACAAAGATTTACCTACACCAGTACCAGCAAGACAAACGTTTAGTGTTTTGTTTGGTATACCACCCTTTGTTATCTTATTAAAGTAATCAAGGTCCCACGGAATACGTTCTTCTGTTTTATTATAGAAATCAAAACGAGCTGATGAATCATCAATATAATCGTGACCAATTGCTTGATCAAATGATACACCAAGAGCCGTTGATAGTATTTCTGGTATAGCACCTTCACTTTTTTCTGGATCCTTTCCGTCAATAATACCAATAGAATCCATAATCGCTAGATACACTGCGCGATCTTTGCACCACTTTTCAGTTTCGTTAATAAGATAATCAGTATCTAAATCAGTCTTATTGCTAATCTCGTTGATTAACATAGATGACTGATTTAATATATCTTCTGGTGCTGACACTTTTTGTAGCTCAATATCTAAAACCCTACCTGTTGGCAGTTTGTTATGAGATGCTACAAATCCTACAATAAGATCGAATACTACTTTATGCGTACCCTCAAAATATTCTTTTTGAAGATATGGTATTACGCGTCTGCAGTATTCTTCGTTATTGAGTAGATGACTCAGTACGTGTGTCGGTATTTCGTTTTTCAAGATTTGTCGTTCCTTGTTCAATAATATGTGTTAATAAATCTCCGAGATAATTGTTAAATTTCTCGTCGTCTCTCAATGTGTCGTGATCAAAATCACCTGGATCATTTATGTTATACGTAAATGATAATGTCGCAATATCAAGTTCCGGAGATTCTTTAATCGACACAGTGCCGTAAATAAATCTCACACCATCATATGGCGAATTATCATTTAGATGAATAGCGTAGAAATCAGATTCTGGATGTTCTACTGTAATATAATGATTATCCATGTTCTTGCTCGATATCTAATTCAATGTCTAACAGTGGCTTATGACCGATTTGATAATGACCTTTTAAGAACTCTTTAAAGTTTGTGCCATCAAATATTGGCTTCCAGAACTCTTCTTGTAAAGTATCTTTTTCTCTTACTTTAGGCTGGACTAATTCTCCGGTTTCCATATCAACTCTGCAATACCAACCTACATTTGGTTTTTGTACATAACCACCGGCTAATGCCACATCTAGTAATCCTGAATATGGAGCAATACCACCTTCCCAAGTTACTGTAATAGGAATTTTAGATTTCTCTTTTACAAACCTTGATTTCTCAACGTTAATTACAAAGTTATAGCCTTTGACTTCCATTCCTTGTTTCTGTTGCTGTCTTCCTAAAATCCAGATGTTATCCGCAGAGTAATAAATACCTGTTCCGCCAGATACAATAGCTTTAGGGAATAGACCAATTTCTTGATACGTATGATTAACAGCAAGTAAAGGAATATTCTTCATAGCCAGATAAGGAGTGACCATTCTGAATAGACCTTTAAGTGCTTTGGCTCTTGACATATCAGCAACTGATTTTTCATTTAGTGCGTCTTCTAATTCTTTCTTAGAAGCTAGGTTACCTATAGAATCGATTACAACAATAACTTTGTCGTTACGTTCAATGTTTTCTAGTTGACCTACTAAATCAAATTTTAGTTGCTCTACATCCGTAATTGGTGTGTGCAATACTCTATCAGTATCAATACCGAAAGATTCAAAATATGATTGTGGAGAACCAAACTCTGAATCATAAAATAACAACACTGCATCTTCGTGCTCTTTTAAATAAGCGCCTGCCATCAATAAAGCAAAGGACGTTTTAAAGTGTTTAGAAGGACCTGCTAAGACTGTTAAACCAGGACTTAACCCACCGTCTGGGTCTCCTGATAAAGCAACGTTTACCATTGGTACTTCTGTTGGTGTCATTTCTTTATCGCTAAAGAACACCGATTTAGAAAGAACATCTGAAGATTTAATCTTAGAGTTCTTTTTTAGTTTGTCCATTACTGACATTATCTCTTTCTCCTACCGAATTGTGTTTGCTCTTGAGACCTTAGTTGTCTCTTATGGCGCGCGATTGCTTCGGCCTTTTTGCGCTTACGTTTTGCTGTAGGTTTCTCATAGAATTCTTTAGCACGAACATCTTGTAAGATACCCGCAGCTTCTACAGCCTTTTTGAATTTTCTTAATGCTACGTCAAAAGGCATATCTTGAGGTGGTCGATTATCTCGATTACCTTTCCGATTTTTATTGAACTTTCTCGGTTGAGCTTTTAAATTTATACTTGGCATATTTCCTCTTTTATTAATTAATGTGTATATTATAACATGAAATCAGTCAATTGTACACAGTTAATTCCCCAATTTTTGCGTCTATATGACTCAGGAGATAAGTGTACTGATGATGTACTTTCCATATGGTCCTTTGCGTATGATTCACTATTCATTGTAAACCATTCCTCCGGATATTCAACTCTCTTCATACCTAGTTCATCCATATTGGATATCCATTGATTTAAAGCGTTGATTCTTTCTTCGCGAGAACCCCAAAACGGTTTGTCTTTATAATAACCGGTTTTTGGCAGTTTTCTCTCTTCGAATTCTATTGGCCATGGTGTTGAGTATTCTACCTTTATTCCTTTGCGTTCTAACTCGTCACCGTATTTTTTCCATTCTTTTAGCATAGGCATACTATCTGCATTCAATCTACAAATGTGATGTCTAATATCTATATTGCCAAATGACATTGTAATTCCTTTTGGCATACATTCTAATATATGTTTAGTAACATATTCAAAGTCAGTTTTTATTTGGCCGTTAAGTGTTAGCCCATCAGTTTTTATCACCATTGAACTATCCTTAGAATATGCAGCAGTATGGGAATCGCCAATCGTCAACCAATGTAAATCTGCTATATCTGTAGATTTTAACGTTCTTGCAGTTGCGCACTTTTCCGATACTTTATCACACCAGTCTTTATCTAATACATCTTTACGTTTCTTGAGCATTGCGCCATAATCTGGCATATCGATATCTAGTGAATATACAAGCCTTGCTTCTAAGAAATTATTTATTCTTTTTTCGAGATCTTCAGTAAACCCGCCAAATAAATTTAGTGATCCACCGAAATTGACACCGTGATCTAAATACAGCACGTCAACAACATCCGCTTCGTGATTAATACCTACATCTAGGTTTTCAGACCAAGTTCTGGCCCAACCGTATCCATGGCTATTTTTCTTTTTAGGTATTTTATTAAACGTTCCTGTAATCATAAATTCTTATCCCAATCTCTGTAACTATCAACTGTCTCGTATAGTGTTTCATCTGTTAATGTAGGCTCTGGTCCTACATTCCAGAATAATATATTTCTTCCTGTATTCTTTGGTATAAACTTCCATACTTTACCGTCATAAGTGTCAATACAAGGAAATGGTGGAAGGTTTTCTGTTTTCTCAGAAGCAGTAAACGCCTTTGGTTCACTTATAACTTCTGCTCTACCCAGTTCTCCAGCTTTCATATTTCTAGAGACTGCAACAGATGTAAACTTGGCATTAGGCCATGCTATTTGTAAAGCTCTCGTAAGAACCCCAGTTGATGTGGCCACATATACTTCGTCTGGCTCGCGAATTGCACTCGCAACTTTAACCATACCAGCAGTAACCATTTCATGTTTTAAACCTAATGGTACAAAATAGTAACCAAGTTTTCTTGAATCTTCTAATGCTATTTTATTTAGGTTTGGCATTGCTGCTATTCTATGGAAGCTTACGTCGGCTCCTTGCTCTATACAACACGCTTGATGATGTGAAATCTTTTTACTAGATGGCATATACAATCTAACTTTTTTGTTATGTCTTTTAGCAGCATCTAAAATACTCACACCGGCTAAACCGGTTCGTGGTTGAACATACGCAATGGTATCTTCTTTAATTGTACTAATAAGACAATCGCCGCCTCTAGTTTTAGTACCGACAATCATATCATCTCGTATTACTCTAACACCTTCATGCAATACTTCTACTGGAGATGGATTTGGATCTTCCCAATTCTTAGCCAAATCAAGGTAATATTCCTTTGCTTCATCAGGCTGCATTAACCCAATATCTTTATTGAATCCATCTTCTACGTGTTTATTATGAGGCATTTCTTATATTCTTATCCATTGCATAATGTAGTATCATTGCTTTGTAATCGTCTACTGTTAAATTGTTACTGTCTAAAATTTTAAGATCAGACGGATGTGAAGTCATTCCATTGAATGTTTCTACTAAACCAAGTTCTAGCATAGCTTTTTGTCTTCCACGTGGATGATCTTTAATATCGCTGCTAGACCATAAATTATCATAATCTAAATGCGCATAATCATTACCAGGTCTTACATAATTCTCAACCCATCTGATATAATCACAACATACATCTTCGGCATTATACGGAACACTACCCGTATCATTATAAATTTGTAACATAACTTCATCTAGGAATTCTTCTTTCTTTAATTTATTATCGTTTTTTGCTAAATATGAAATACATTCTACAGCATTTGTACCATAGTAAAACATACTTTCTTTGTTGACAAAGTGCGGAAACCAATCAGCAATATCTGCAACAACTGCGGCATACTGAAACTTATATTGTCGTAATCCGTTTTTAACATTCCAATTTAACATAAACTCGCCAACTTCTCTTAAATCCTTTTTACCAGGGATTGCCAAAAAGTGTGATAATTCTTTTGCAAGTCTTGGAGCGTATTCACATAAGTAATAGTCTCCACCTTTTTTATAATCTGATGTTGGTTTTGGAAATGCTGGAAATTGATATCCAATTGAAGTATAAAATGGCTTTCCTAATTTACCTTCAGCCTTAATTATTTTTTTCATATCATCTATGTCTTCTGCTAGATGAAGTTTAAACAGTAATGTGTTATGATATCCAGATGGTTTAGTTCCGTAATTGATAGCAGAACCTGTAACTCTATGTAGAATAAAAAGATATAACCAAGTATCAAGAGAATGAGTCTTACCAGTCCAGTTTTTAGCAACTAGTTCTCTTTGAGCAGTCGCTTCTCCAGCTTGCATTCTATCCCAATAAGGATGTTTATCAGTCCATCCGTAAAAGATGTCGTTAATAATCTGGGAAAACCCGGCGTACTTACGCTCAACTACATCATATAGTTCTACGTTTTCCATTAGATCATCACTCATATTGCTTTCACGGTGTGGCATAAAGTTTGGCACATTACACTTAATCTGTTGATCTTTTGCAAGTTTAAAGTACTTTAAAAAGTCATAATAATATTCAGTTTTTATCATAGTATTGTAAACAAATTCCTCACTAAAAATAATAATCCTACACCATTGAGAAGTATGAGTGCACGATCTTTCCATAAAATAGACACTACCAACCACAGCAAAATGCCTATAATTGATAGAACTACATCATAAGTTTGATATCCTTCAATTCCTCTAATCGACATAGCACATAGCACAAACACAGAAGCAACCCACTTAATATACCAGTCTATTGTATATTTAGGAGTTGCACTCTTAAAAATTCTTTTGCTTTTCTCTAGCTCTTCTTTACTAAAGTCAACCATCTTATTCATGCTCAATTGGATTAAGAGATTTACGGTCGTACTTGCTTTTGTCTTTATGCACTTTTGTACTACCATGATCGGGTGTGGTTTTACGCACTTTTATATCTTTCTTACCGAAGATTTTATCCCAGTTATCCCTACCTTGTTTAGATAGACCTTTGGATTTAATAGAATCTCCAGTTATATCATTTTTAGTGGCCATTATTCTTTCTCGAAATTTAATTCCAATTGCATAGGAAACATTTGCTTACTCAGTAAGGAAACGTTTTCTGCAGGAAACATTTCCCTAGTCTTACGAAAAAACAGATTTCCATTTTTAGTTTGTGTCAATACAAAACAATCGCCAACTTTAAATGGAGTCTTTTCTATTTTTAATAGACAGTCTGGCTCCAATATCGAATCAGCATCGACAAAAGTTAAACCCGCATCGGTCATTTCAAATTTGTAATCTATATAAAGCATTTGCTTTTCCTCTTTTTTTGGCGCGCCTGTCAGGATTCGAACCTGAGACCCTCGGCTTAGAAGGCCGATGCTCTATCCAGCTGAGCTACAAGCGCATAACGCTTTAGATAAAGTCGTAAATAACTCCGGCTTCATCAAACATTTTTTTAGTCAATTGAGTCGAATCAACCCAGCGCTCTGGCATGGTGCTGTCAATCTCATTAGTGACTACCCTTTTTATACCGACTTGAATAATGCCTTTCGCACATTCGGAACAAACCGGTAATCCGTGTATATACATTGTAGCTCCATCAAGTGACGTTCCATTGTATGTAGCATTATATATACAATTCATTTCAGCATGAACAACATGCTGGTATTTTGTAACTTTATTCTCGTACATAGAATCATCATCAGATATTCCACGTGGAAACCCGTTATAACCCTGAGCTAACACTTGTCCCTTTTCTCCAACGGCCACCGCACCAATCTTTCGTGACGGATCTTTAGACCATGTGGAAATATGTTCGGCTAAAGCTAAATAGCGTTTATCCCATTTATAAATTTTTGCAGTGTCCCAATTCATTACTTTACCAAATCAAAATGACGTTCGTAAACGTGTAAGTTTTGTACTTGCCAATGGATATCACCATCATTAACACTTAAATCGTCTGCTAGTGAACATAACACATATTCCTGCCACGCATAATCATTACGGTAACCAAAGATCACATCGTTAGATCGCATTTGAACTACACAATGTAATGCACCATCACGAATATAGTATGTCACAGCATTTGTACAAATAAAATCGTTTTTGCCTTGGTCATTATATTCTACCCATATCGAAGGACGTTGATAAATCATTGACGCTCTACGAGAATCGGGATTACTAGTCAATTCAATAAGAACTTGGTCATATTGAGCATGATACTTTTCATTAAAAATCAAATGACCATAATTTGAATTGATTTCACCGTGTTCGTTTGCAGTCATTTTCCATGCTGCAGGTGGATTTTTAGAATCAAAATCGGTTCCATATATGTCATTAATATTTGTAGACTGTGATTCGTACCACGAAAGTTCTGCATCGATGTATTCCTGATTAGGAGTACCAAAGATAGCAGGCTCACTAGCATGAAATGATGCACCTAGCAATTCAATAGTTTTACTACCATTGCGGTCGATAACAAAGTTTTCTTCTGCAAGTTCCTGTTTGAAGTGTTCTCTAATTGCGTTTAAATAAATCATTTTTTATACCTATCGTCTAGTTCTGGATGTTCTGTGCAATGCATCATTAATATCATTAATTGAGTTGCGGCATGAGATAAATGTGTTTTACCAGATTCTGGATCTAGGTCTTCACCTGCATGCCATGCGTTAAGATGCCTTTGAATTGATGAATAAGTTCGTAGCTTACTGGTTGAATCACCGTCATCACGCCAGTTGTTTACGCCATACTTTTCAGCACCGAAGCCAAAGACTTCAGCGATTTCTAATAATGCTTCTGGTGGAATTAAAGCTAGTGGAGCTTTGCCTTCATCGAATTTCATAATAATGCCTTTTTAATTTTGATATGGTTATTATAACACAAGTAACTTAGAATGTACACACTTTTTTTCACAAAATACAATATTCTGAGTGCTTGGACATTTGCATTATACTTTTAATTGGAATACTACCATACTTAGTTGG